GACCACACCAACAGCACTCCCAACTAGAGGCAACGAAGTCGCAGAGTTTGCGCGACAAATTGATATGCCTTTGCTTGAATGGCAAAAGTATTTGATAGATGAAGCTTCAAAGATTAAACCCGACGGAACTTGGGCTTACAAAAACGTGCTTGCTATTGCAGCTAGACAAAATGGTAAAACCCATTTACTTAGAATGAGAATCTTGGCAGGTTTATTTCTTTGGGACGAAGAACTACAAATAGCCTCAGCACAAACCAGAGACTTAAGCTTGGAAACTTTTAAGAAAGTTGTAGAAGTAATAGATAACTATGACTGGTTACGCAAAAAAGTTAAACATGTAACACGTGCTAATGGTCGAGAAGAAGTAATGCTAAAAAATGGTATGCGTTACAAAATTGTAGCAAGTAACTCAGGTGGTGCAAGAGGCTTGTCTTCAGATCTTGTAATACTTGATGAGCTTAGACAACAAAAAACATACGACGCATACTCAGCTCTAGTCTTTACAATGAACGCGAGACCTAATTCACAGTTTTGGGGTATTTCAAATGCTGGCGACCATTACTCACTTGTATTAAACGCTATGAGACAACGTGCTTTAGACAAAATAGAAAAAGATTTAGATGATCCGTTGTGCTTTATGGAATGGTCAGCCTCACCACACAGAAAACTTAGTGACATAGAAGGCTGGAAAGAAGCAAACCCTGCACTAGGAAGAACAATCTCAGTAGACGCAATTAAAGCCAGACTAAGTGACCCACCAGAAATTTTTCAAACAGAAGTTTTATGCCAATGGGTAGAAACAATGAATAGCGCTTGGGAACAAGGTGCTTGGAATTCTTGTATGCAACCAAACTTAGCACTTAAGCCTGACAGACCTACTTGGCTTGGCGTTGAAATAAGTCCAGAGCGTAACAGTTGGGCTTTAACAGGTTCACAAATACTTGAAGATAAATCTATAGCTGTAGGTTTAATGGAATACCAAGAACAAGACAGCCCAATAGATGATTTGTTTATTGCAGGACGTATTGCAGAGTGGGCAAAGCATTACAACGCTGAAGAAGTAATTGCAAACAGGTTTACAGGTGACTCAGTTGTAGCCAAACTTAAACAAGCAGGCATAAACGCAAACGTAATTAAAGGATCAGACTATTACACAAATTGCGATCAAGTACTTAGTGCTATGTCAGGTGGTCGCCTTGCTCATTCAAACCAACCAGAACTATCAGAAAGTGTTAATAGTTGCATAAAGAAATCAAACGAGACAGGTGCTTGGTATGTAATGAGACGCAAACCTTCAACAGCTGCAATAAGTATGATTTTGGCAATTGGTAAAGCGGAACAGTACGGCACAAGGTCACAAAACCAAGACATTGTAGTACTTTAGGTGCTTGACTATTATAACGATTTGGTAAAGAATTAGAAGTTATGGGCTTCTTTCAAAATCTACTTGGTATCACACCACAAGATAACGTCAATAAGATAGACGCAGCAGTAGCCCCATACAATTACCAAGCTGTAGCACAACCTTTTGATTTTTTTGGCACTACCTCAATTACCAGAGCACAAGCTATGCAAGTACCAGCAGTTGCAAGAGCTAGAAACATTATGTGCGCAACAATCGGATCATTACCACTAGAAGTAAGACGCGAATCAAACAACAGTAAAGTTACAACACCACCTTTTATTAGACAACCTGATCCACGCATGACAGCACAAGCTGTATATACATTTTTAGCAGAAGATTTGTTATTTACAGGTCAAGGTTATTTAAGAATTATGGAACTTGGCGCAGACAACAGACCTTTAAGTGCTGAATGGATTTCAGTATCGAGAGTTACAAGAGAATTAGATTTTACAGGATTAAATAGCAATCAAGGTTACAACGTAACAGGTTATTCAGTAGACGGCGTACGTGTTCCTAATTATGGATTAGGTTCTTTAATACCTTTTACAGGTTATGACGAAGGTTTACTTGTAAGAGCAGGCACAACTATACAGACTGCTTACGCCCTTGAAAAAGCCGTTAAACGTTTTGCCGATGAGCCCGTGCCCTCGATGATTTTGAAATCAAATTTGCCAATGCCAGCAGAAAGAGTTACAGCCCTATTAAATTCTTGGAAAGAAGCCCGCAACAATCGCGCGACAGCTTTTGTAAACGATACAGTTGATTTTCAGTCTGTTGGATTTAGCCCAGAACAATTAACGTTAAACCAAGCACGTCAATATATGGCTTCAGAAATTGCTAGGGCTTGTAATATTCCAGAATACTACGTCGGCGGAAACGCAGCAGGCTCAATGACCTACTCAAACGTCACAGCAGAACGCAGAAGCCTAATAGATCTATCATTACGTCCTTTGATGACAGCAATAACACAAAGATTGTCAGACATAGACATAACACCACGTGGATCTATTGTTAAATACGATTTAGAAGAATTTTACTCACCAAGCGCACAAGAACGCGCAGACATTTACAGCAAACTTATTCCTTTAGGTGTAATGACAGTAGAGGAAGCAAGAGAAAGGGAAGATTTGATAAATGGATAACTTTATTAAATTCTCAACCGACATTATCGCAGCTAATTCATCAAAACGTGAATTAACAGGCGTTATTGTTCCTTTTGGTCAAGTAGGACATACCAATATGGGCGACGTTGTTTTTAGCGCTGGCTCATTAAAGATCGGTGAAGGTATTAAACTTTTTACCGAACATGATATGACCAGACCAATAGGTAAATTATCAAGATATGAAGAAGACGACAAAGGAATTGTCGGAACATTCAAAATCGCAAGAACAAACGCAGGAGACGACGCATTAGCCGAAGCACAAGAAGGTTTAAGAACTGGATTTAGCGTAGGCGCAATGATTGACGACTACATTACCAAAGGTGAACAAGTAATCGTTAATGAAGCAACTTTGAAAGAAGTTTCACACGTTACATTCCCAGCATTTGGCGAACATGCACAAATAACTGATGTCGCAGCAAGCGAATCAGAACAACAACAAGAAAGTGAGCAAACTATCGTGTCAAACGAAGTAACTCCAGAAGTAATAGAAGAAGTAGCTAAAGAAGTAGCTGCTCCTGCTGTAGAAGCTGCTGCAGAACGCAAAGTTATGCCAGCAATCTTCACAGCACCAAGAAGCCCAATCGTTTCAAAGGCTTCATACTTAGAACACTCAATCAGAGCTGCACTAGGTAACGAAGATAGCCGCCAATATGTTATGGCAGCTGACACAACTTCAAACAACGCTGGTTTAATTCCAACACCACAACTAGCTGAAGTTATCAACCCATTAAGCAACGCAGAACGTGGCGCAATTGACGCAATCTCAAGAGGTACTTTGCCAAACGCAGGCATGACCTTCGAAATTCCGAAAATTTCTCAAGTTCCAACCGTAGCCGAAGCATCAGAAGGTGCAGCAATTTCAGAAACCGATATGACAAACTCATTCTTGTCAGTATCAGTAAAGAAATTTGCAGGACAACAAACTTTCTCAGTAGAATTACTAGATCGTTCTTCACCACTATTCTTTGACGAACTTGTTCGCCAAATGGAATTTGCATACGCAAAAGAAACTGACAAATACGTAGCAAACTTGATCATCTCAAGTGGTCAAATTGCACCAACTGCACAAGACAACACAGCTGCAGGATTACTTGGCTATGTTGCACAAGCAGCAAGCGAAGTTTACGCAGATTCACTTGGCTTTGCACGTAACTTAGTTGTTTCTCCAGAACAATGGGGTAACATCATGGGTTACAACGACGGTGGACGTCCTATCTACAATGCTTCACAACCAAGCAACGCAGGTGGATCAGTAACACCTACTTCTCTACGTGGAAACGTAGCAGGATTAGACCTATATGTATCTCGTTCATTATCAGCATTGACCTACACCACAGGTGACGGTTCTATGTTCGTAATCAACCCAGAGTCATACACATGGTACGAAAGCCCACGTGCACAACTACGTACAAACGTAATCAGCACAGGACAAGTTGATGTTGCCTACTACGGTTACGGCGCATTAGCTGTCAAGGTCGCAAACGGTTCTTGCCACTTCAACAAGAACTAGTCTCTAAACGTGTGGGTGGTTCGCCCCTGTGCCACCCACACCCCTAGAAAGGAAACAAAATGCCAGTATTAGTAACAGCTAGTGAGTTAAGAGCTGTACTTGGTGTTCCTGTTGCCCTCTACTCGGACGCACAACTTGATTCAATAATTGAAACAGCAGAAGACGCTATTGGCGATTTTCTTGTACAACATAAAGTAGCAGTAGACAGACATTATTCACAAAGCGCAACCTCAACTACTTTACATTCAACACAACCACACAAATTTCACGCAGGACAAACAATAACAATTTCAGGTGTTGCAGGACACGCAAACGGATCTAAAGTAATCTCAGAAATTGTTGATTCATACACTTTTAGAATTACAAC